GAGGATGCGTTCTAATGCCATTTTTGCTTGACGGTAACCCAACATCGTCCGAAATATCGGATGCGGTTAACTATTTGTTAAGTAATTTTGGACCAAACATTTCTTCTGATCCAAATACTGGGCAAATCACAGCTACATCAGGACAAATCATTGGCTATGTATATAAGTACATGGCTATCAAATATTCTGATAGTTTTGATGGAACGGTAAACTTTAGCGACAGTCCTACAGGTAGAACCTATTTTGGACTTCGTAATTCAGATTCAGCAACAGAATCTACAAATCCTGCTGACTATTTATGGCAACAAGCTGCAGGTGGGTTTGGAACAACTAAATTTGTTTGGTATCAAACTACAGGCGGTAGAGCAATTAACTTTGTTGTAGCAACAACAGCACCAGATACAGGATGGTCAAAAGACCTTGGTGCTTCTATTGACTTAGATGTCGTTACGTCTGGCAATATCCCTGTGATTGCTGAATCATTTGTAAGTTACTTTACGCCCGGTGTGATGCAAGTGCCTCGCAGCGGTAGCCCACTTACGCCATCATTTACAGGTATAACTCCTACGTTATATGCTGTTGACCAAGGTATCGTTATTCCTTATTCTGGAGCAACTACAGATACTGATGTTGCTTTTGTCAATAGCTCTTGGCGTATTGGTAATTCATCTACAACAGGTTTAGGTGATATTTCCTTAACGAACATTACTATTGGCAGTCCTACAGACGCTGGTGATTATGCTGTATGGCCTACGCCAACTGCAATGTCTGCTACTCCTGCTTATATTACCGTTCCTATTCGTTATAAAAACAGTTTAGGAACAGTAACTCAAGCTTCTGTTGCAAGACTTCAATTAGTATTTGCTGACCCCGGCGCGGCTGGCTCCCAAGGTGTGGGCATCGATATTTCTGGTTACACATCCTTTGTTCAAAACTCTGGTGGTGCATTTACTCCAACAACTGCAACATTAAGCGCATTGTTGACAAACGTAACGTCACCAACATATTCATGGGCAATTTCTGGCGCTACACCAACATCATCAACATCATCTTCTGTTGTTGTAACTCCAACATCTAGCTCTACTGGTGTAACAGTTACATTAACAGTTAATGGAAGTAACTTGCTTTCTCCAATTAGCAAAACTATTTCCATGCCTGTTGTATATAACGGCGCGGCTGGTACTGCTGGTGCAAACGGAATAATGTCTGCTTTTCCAAGTATTTATATTTGGACAGGTTCTTCTACGCCACCTACAAGACCAACAACCACATCAACGTACACATGGTCTACAGGCACGTTTACAGCGCCTTCAGGATGGTCTAGCACGGCTCCTAGCAATACAACTGCTGGCAACTATCTTTGGTCTATTACGTATCCATTAAACGTAACTGCAACCACAACAACATCTACGTTGGATTGGACAGATACAGCAAATGCAATTCGTTCTATTTCATATAACGGAGCAAACGGCACAAGTGGCACAAGTGGCACTAATGGTTCAGCTACTTTTGTAGTTACTCGTACTGCTAATGACAGTTCTGCCCCAACTAACGCTGAAGTAACTGCTGTTATTGGTCGTAATCCTGTTGCTGGTGACATTGTTACTGTTAGCTATAACAGCGCTTTAAATGCAATCGTCTATCGTTATACAACAACTTGGGTAACTCAAGCAACTTATTTAACTGGAAGTTTAATTGTTGATGGAACTATTACAGGCTCAAAAGTATCTGCATCAACTATTACTGGCACAAACATAGCTGGTACAACTATTACTGCATCAAATATTGCTGCATCAACTATTACTGCAAATGAAATTGCTGGCAATACAATTACAGCGGCAAAGATGGTCACTGGAACTATTACGGCAGCAAGTGCTATTCTTGCGGATGCAGTAATAACCACCGCAAAAATTGCAGATGCTCAAGTTAGTACATTAAAAATTGCAGGACAAGCTGTAAGTATTCCATCTAACGCTTTTTCATCTAGTGGTTTAAGTGTAGGTTCTGGTTATACAACTGTTCAAAGTTTGACTTTTACTTCAACAGGAAATCCAGTATTGATTACTGCATTTTGTACGCCTAACCTATTGGGTGATTGGTATTTCAGATTACTCGTTGGGGGCTCTATTGTTTTGCCTGAACAAAGAACAACAGCAACTTATGATACTTTTCCTATAGGAATGTCTGTAATTTACACGCCATCTGCAGGTTCTGTAACTATCGATTTTCAAGGAAAATATTCACCCGGAGCTTCATTTTCAAATCCTTTGATAAACAGAGGAATTACTGCATTAGAGGTAAAACGATGAAAAGTTTTATTGTTTATCTTAATAATGGTCAAATTCTTAAAACTGGAGTTTGTACTGATCAAGATTTTGATTTGCAAGGTGAAAATGTTATTGAAGGCGTAGCTAACGATTCTGTTCAATACATACAAAACAAACAAATTGTAGATATGCCACCTAAACCAGATGGTGCTGCAAGTTTTGATTTTGATACAAAACAATGGGTTCTTGATTATGCAACTCAAGGAAAATTAATTGTCAACAAAAGAGATAAGCTTTTGTATGAGTCAGATTGGACCCAAATTCCAAATGGACCTTTGACAACACAACAGCAACAAGAATGGGCTGTTTATCGTCAACAACTAAGAGATATAACATCTCAATCTGGCTATCCATATAACGTGGTTTGGCCTACTATCCCGGAGTAAATATGGGTTATTCAGCACAAGTTCAATCTCCGCAAACCTCTGGTGGCAAAGGTCAAGCGCCTCAAGCTGAAACTCAGCCCAACTCCAATCCAAATGCTAGTACACCACAGCCTATGGGTAAGGGTGGCGCTCAGACTAACTCAGCAACTTCTGGTCAACCCACAATGGGCGCACCAAACCAATACCCAAATACTGTAGGACAGTGGGATAATACGCAACAACAAACTCAGCAGCCCATGCAGGGCAAGGGCAAAGGAGCTTAATCATGGGAATGGGTAAATCACAAGGTTCGCAGCAAGCGCAAATTTCGCCAGCACAAGAACGTGTTTTAAATGCACAAACAAACGCATTAGAAGGCACTTTCCTTCCTGCTTACCAAAAGACTATTGGTCAAGCTCAAGACGTATATGGTCAAACTGCTCCTGCCGCTACAAACGCCGCTAAAGAAGCATCTGATGTTGCTGCGCAAACTGGCAATGTGCAACAAGCGGCTGGTACTGCTGGTACTGCTATTGGCATGAGTGGTCTTGCTTCTTTGTTTAGCCCTCAATATGAGGAAGAACAAGTTCAAGCATCTATGCAACCTGCTAGAGAAGCTCTTCGTGAGCAAGTAGGAAGTGATAATGCTTTGTTTGGTGGCGCTGGTGGTGCGGGTAGTTCACGATATGCTTTAGCGCGAGAAAACACAAGTCAGCTTGGATTACAACGCTTGGCAACTGCCGCCGCAACTGCTCGTGCTGGCGTACAAGCCAACAAAGCCAGTGCTGCTAGTCAATTGGCTACCCTTGGTGGTCAACAGATTGCTGGAGCAAATACTGCTGCTGGCGCTCGTATTGGCTATGCTCAGACACCACAAGACGTGTTGGCTAAATATGCTTCTGTTATTTACGGAACACCTCAAGCTTCTACTACGCCAAACTTCTCTGGAACTCAAGGTCAAACGACTTCTGGTTCTGGCAAGGGCTTTCAATTCAAATAAGGATTTGTCATGGCAAGTGCTTTTCAATTTGGTTTTGCAGACCCTAACAATTTTTCAGATTTTGCAAAATATGCGGGATTTGATCGTAAATCAGGAACAATCAACCCTTATGATTTAGGGCAAGAAGAAGGCGTTGCTCCTCCTGCCAATATGCAAGAACTTTTTCAACAAAAAGTTGTAAATCCTTTTAATAAAAGGATTGAAGGCATTAAACAACAAGGCGCAAACCTTTCAAATGCCGTGGATCAATTTGGTCAAGGTAATTTTGTACAAGGTATGAATGCAGCAAGAGGTCTTACTCCGACTGCAGGCGCACAACAAGCAGCAACAAGTTCCTCAGACGGTTGGAATTTAGTTGGTCATTTAGGATTGGATTAAAAATGGCAGAACAATTAGACCAGGCAGTGGTTCCTCCTACTGCAAAACCTATAGTTGAAACTGTATCTGCTGGTCGTTCTGATCCGCGAGGTGACGTTGCAAGTGTCAATTTGGATTACGATCCAAACTTTAAAACTGTTGTACAAAATTTCCAAAATCGTACGCCTGAAGGCGATTTAAAAATTGCTGACATTTTCAAAGAACGTACAGCAAAAGCAGAACAAGAACATGTGAATGAGCGTTTCCAACCTGGAGCTTTCTTGGTTGGCTTATTGCGTGGTCGTGTTGATGACATGTATTCTGCTTTTAACGGCGGTAAAACCTATGCCGAAAAAGGCCGTGATGCATTAGGCAACATTGTGTGGGTTGAAAAAAACCAACGTGGTTTTAACGGTCGCATGTATGCTGAAGGCTCTAACAAAGAACTGTCTAAAGAAGAAGTTTCTGCGATTAATAAAACTCGCGGCGGTGTTATTACTGCATCTGATAAAGATGCTTTGCAAACTGCTGATTGGTCATCTGCTTATCAAGCAGCTATTGAAGCAAAGAATGGCGATACTAGCCAACTCAATGCAACTCGTAAAGCTGCTTTTGCTGCCGCCAACGAAGGCAATGCTGCCAACAAAAACATTGATGATGAAATTCATCTTGCTGGCAAACTCAAGCCTGTTCTTAATTATGTTTCAACGCTTGATCCTAAACAACGTCAAATCCTTCTTGGATATGCTCAACGCTACCGCAATGGTTCTGCCAATTTGCAACGTAGTGGAGAAAAAGCTGGTTCTGTAAGTGCGACTAATCAACAGCAATTAGGCGGTGGTTTTGGTCCAATAGGCAACCAAGTGCCTCCTAATCAACCAAGCGGCCAAGGAGCAGTTCCACCTTCTGCAAACCTTAATGCAAGCTTGGGCGGTTCACAAACTACCAGCCAAAATGAACGCAATGCAGAAAACATAAATCGTGAAAACTCTATTCAAGAGATGCAAACGGCGCAGACTGCAATCATGCAACAACTGCAAGGTGTTATTAAAGACCCTGTACAGTTCCAAGAATTTATGAAACTGATTGCTTTGAATCAATCAAATAATGATTCATTGCAAAAGCTTCCTCCTGAGTTTATGCCTCCAGGCTTTCAAAAGATTGCACCTACAGATTTGTTCACTGGTGGTGCTGATTCAATCATTGAAAACCGTTATGCACAACAGGCCAACAATGGTTTGATTGCTGCTTATCAAGCTGATTTGTATAAAGCACAACGCAAATCTATTGAAGAAGGCAAAACTATTACTGTTGAAGACGTATATAAAAACTTTGAAAAGTCCGATGTATATCAAGGTTTGGTCAACTATGCTAAAGACCGCATTCATACGTTTACAGGCCGTGGAGAACCTTTGCAACGTGGAGCAAAAGTCTACAATAAGAAAACTGGCAAGATTGAAATCTACGGAGAATAACCAATGTCACCAGAAGATAAATACACTGAAAAAGAGCTTGAACTTCTTAATTTAAACAAAGAGGCTCAAAATCGCGCAGTGCAAAAATTGCGTAGTGGCAGTGGTGAATTTATGCCAGCAACTGGTGTTGGCGTTCCTAGTAGCAACGAAAAGCCTAATCCTCCATCTCCAAATATGGGGCGAATGGTTAACGAAGTTGCTGCTGCTCAAACTGATTTAAAAAATCAAGCTCCTAACGCACTTAGCGGAGATGCAGCAAAGATTGCTGGCGGGGTTGCTGGACTTACTTTGTTGGCGTATCTTGCCCATAAATTTATGGGTGGCGGTAATGATGGCGGCGGTGGTGGCGGCGGTGGTAACCCACCTAACAATAAAAGAACTAGCGTCAGAGATCGTGCTATTGGAAAAACAGAGCCAACATTTAATCCGACACAAGGTGGTGAGCTTTCTTTAAGTGCTGGAGAACCAACACTTGCGGTTGTAAATGAACCTGCTAAAAATGCACCTGTAAATAGTCCAGCAGTTCAAAAGCCAGTTGAGACAGTTGCAAAAGTAAACACACCTCAATTCGTTGCTACACAACCAGTTGATTACAGTTTAAATCCTTCAAATGCTTACGGTGAAACAAAACTAAACGTACCCACGGGTGCGCCTAATGTTGCTGTAGCGCCTCCTGCTGAAGTTGCACCTGCACCTGTCCAGCCAATGAGTCATAAAGAGCGTTTCGAAAAAGCAAAAGCCGATTTAGCAGAATTAAAAGTTGAACAAGCTAAAAATGCATCTTCTGGCTCTAAAACATCTAATGTAGATAAGCTATCTAATCCTGAGACAGTATTACAAATGAAATCATTTGAAAATGCTACTGCAAATCAGGTAACCGCTAATCAAAAAAATATTAAATCTGCAAAGAAAACTTCTGAAACGGCTGTTGCTCCTCCAAAAACTATTGCCGAACCTATTAAAGGTACAGAAGTAGGAGTGGCATCAATGTTGCCGCCAGAAACACCACCTGCAACTGCTCCAAAAACCAGCAATGTAAAAGAAATTTCATTGCCCAAAGAATGGCCCGCAAAAGGAATGAATTGGTTGACAAGCCAATATGGGGAAGAAGGCGCTCGTCAATTTATTAATCAATACAACAAAGGCGAACCGTTTAAAACTCACGATGACATGAAAAAAGTCTATGACCAAGTCATGACTAAGCCTTCATTTAACACGATGCCTAAAGATTTAAGAAAAAGTCGAGGCATTACTGTAAACCCTGAATATCAACAATATAAAATTGTTCCCAATGCTATCGTTCCTCCTTCATTGCCAAGCGGTGGTGGCGGTGGTGGCATGGTTGTTCCTCGCGGTGGCGTAGGCAACTTGCCTGGCGCTAATGAGCAAATTCACGCACTTAATCCATTAAAGCTTTAATCATGATTAATCAAGAAGAAACCACAGCCGCTGTTGTCGCCAAATCAGCCGTCCCAGTTGGCGTTTCATTGGCTACTTTTATGGGTTATCCCGTCAGTGATCTATTGGTCTGGCTGACCTTGATCTATACATTCTTGTTGATTGTTCACAAGTTGTATTTGATGTATTGCGACTTCCGCAAAAAATGATGTGGACCCATTCAGTCTTCTACTTGCTGCACAGGCTGCTGTCAGTTTTGTCAAGCAAGGCTGCCAAATGCTCCAAGAAGGCAGGGCCATAATTGATGATTTCAAAGACGAAGCTGAAGGTGTTGTTAGCGAAGTCAAG